TTCTGATCTTGGACCCGCAACTTAGCTAAGTTGCGGGTCCAAGATCAGAAGGCCAGCGCGGCGGTCGGCAGAGCGGGCGAGCATTTGGCACTCGCCCGTCTTTCTCTTGCCGGGTATCTCTGCACCTTGTGTCAGATCAAAGACCATGATGCGTATATACAGACGGCCACGCGCACGCTCACATTGCAAGTAAAAAGCGCAAGCAAGACGCATGGAATACAACAGAGATATAAATTCCACACAGTTAAGAAGATCGGGAAAAGGTCAGACGTTTACGCCTTTGTCGCGGTGGATCTGGATGCTGTAGTCTTTCGCCGTGGCGACGAAATCCTCAAGACGACAACGTATGTGTCGGAGGCGGAATTTCTAAACGAAAGCCAGTCGATGCAAAAAACTCTGGACAGCTTCAAATAATCTCTGGCGCCCATGTGTGGGCTTGCGTAGAAAGTTTGAGCGGGTGGTTCAACATATTGTTTGTTGGTTAACGTGCTCCGAATGCGCCAATCATTCCCACGACCACCCGCACGATTACTAGAATATAGTAAAGGCTAAGGCCATCAAGACGGCCCCACTAAAGAAGCCAAAGACAGCTCCGATAAACCCTGCCGCGTTTATCATGCGTTCAATTTCCTTGTCATCCATCACACGTCATCCTCGAAATAGTTGGCCAGCGCCTTGATTGGCTGCTTACTGAACACCCAGCGCCACTGACGTTTAGTGCAACCCGGAACCTCGACCAAGTCGCGCACGCGGTATATCTTGTCAGCCTCCCACATTTTCTTGAGGTAGCTGGACGTGCGCGGTACGCTCTCGCCCAGAAGCTCTGCGGCCTCTGAGGCGGTCACGCGCTGGTCATACGGTATCAGCGCGAACAGGCGGTTGCCTTGCTCGATGCTGTGCTGTTTGCTTTTCTCAGCGGCCACCAGCATGGACGGGGAGGTTGTCAGTGGCCTACGCGGGCCAGACGGCAGCAGGTCACGTTTGCCCGCTCGATACATGGCCTGCTCGTATTCCCAAACGCAGTGGCCGTATGTGATCTCGTACCGTTCATGCTTATCTGTGACGCCCTCCAGCCTTGCCTTCAGTCGCTCTGCGGCTTCACGTTGGTCGCGCGCCTGAGTGCGTCTAATAGGGCTTGGAATTCCTCCAGCCGCTGCTTTAGGTTTGGCCGCATCGCCGTCTTCTGCTCCGCCAGCATGATGCTCGTTATCCGCTCGAGGCGTCCGATAATGATCTGAGTTTGGTCCGTACTCACGGGGCTTCCTTTCCAGCTTGATGTTTAACTTACTAGTGATGCGGTGGATCGTTGAGCGCGACACGCGCAGCAAGTCTGCCACGTCGGCCTGAGACATGCCCTGCTCCGCGCAGGCAATGACGTGACGCGTCAGCGCCTCCGGGTCATACTTCATACGTCTTCCTCCTCTTCCTCTGGCGGCGGGATCTCGCCCATGCCTCCGCACTCTGGACACGATACGGTCTCCATTATGATTTCGCCGATGTCTCGACCTGCGTTGTGAGGGTATGCGCGGCCCTCCTCAACAGTTCCCTCGCCGTGGCACTCAGCGCACGCCACAAGCGTCGGTACGATGTCTTCCCAGCCGGGGTTCATGTCGAGCCCTCCGTGCGCTCAGCGGCCAGCTCACCGCCGCAGGCAGCGTATCCGACCAGATCCACCCAGTTGTCGGCGTGGGAGGTGTTGCTTTTTAGGCGCGCGAGCTTTATCTGCCCGCACATAATTGCGCAATCTACGGCGGTCACCTCGACCCCCAAGTGGATGCTCCAATAAGCCGCAATCGTCGAGAAGTTTTCCTCCATGTCGCCGTGCGTCGCAGCGCGATCTTTCGTAATACATTCGCTCGCCATGTCGAGGATGTCGGAGCGTGAGTAGTTGTTAGCCATGTGTGGTCTCCCAGTGTGTCGGCCGCGCCTTTGGGCGCATTGTTTCATCAGTTACATTAGCGGTCACGGTGCAGGCGATCAACAGCCCGCAGAGTGATGTCCATATGGCGAGGATCGCCCAGTCTTGCGCAGTTGGTGTCATTACGTTTCTCCCGGTTTATGGGGGCGCGTGGCCCCCGTTTGGTTAAACTTTTTCAATGCGGCCATCGAAGTCCATGAAGTCCATCTTGAACGGGACGTATCCGATGTCGCCAATGCGCGGGTCGTCTGCGCGAGCAGCGCCTGTGATCTGGATTGTGTAGCCGCTGAACATATTGTGGCCATACTCGGGGTGCTTAATCATTCCCGCGTCAACTACAACGCCCTCGATGAACTGGTCGGGGCGATCAGGCATTGGCTGGAAGTCATATGCGCGGATTGTTGAGCCGTAGGCGATTGCTGAAGTTGTCATGTCCGTGTTCCTTTGTTTCTGTGTATATTTGTTAACATAAGGGTAACAGCACACCCCTGCAAGCACAAAATGTTCACAAAGCGAAAAAAATGTTATACCGTCATCAGGTGACATTTATGGAGGATCACATGCTAGACGATGACACGAAGGAACTGGTGCGCAATCTCAACAATCCGCACCGCGTTACAAACATCATGGCGCTGTTCAAATTCTGCGAGCAGGCGGCCACCATCATCCAGGAACAGTCGGCCTTGCTGCACCGCGCAGCCGCAGACGCGCTTGAGGCGCAGCCAAAGAAGGCCGCGCCTAAGAAAGCTGCTAAGAAGTAGCGGTTAGCGGGGGCCGGCGAGAAGCCTTAACAGATCCTGAGAGGGGTCGATTGGGGGCTGAACGCCGGCAGCCTGCGCTGACGCTCCCGCGCCAAGCAAACCGCTCGTAACGACGCTCTTTGCCGCCTCCCCTTTTTCTCTGGCTGCCTGTATGCCCGGAGCTGCGCGCTCCATAGCCTGAGCCTGACGCATCAAGTCGTCCGGCGTCATGCGGCGGGACAGGATTGGCGCCAGCTGCTCTTGCGCAGCGCGAATGCGATCCGCTTGGCCGCCTCCTGCTAACAATAGGTCCGATGCCATCGCGGTCGGCGCGCCCAGCAATCCCTGCTGCCCAATGCGCTCGCCCATCGTCGGAGTGATTAGCTCCTCAAAGCGCTTCTGCACCGCCTGACGTATCGCCGTCTTGGAGTTTTGAGCTACCGAGGCTGCCATAATCATGGCGTCGCTGGCTTCTCGGATCTTGTTCGACATCTTCTCGAAGCCGACATCACCCAGAACCATCTGCATCTTTGTGGCCACGGCTCGAGTATTCATCGCCTTCAGCTGGGCAAGCGCCTCAACCACCTCGGCGTCGGTGCGCTTGGACGGGTTGATTTTCGCGTTTGCAGCAATCTCGTCTAAACGGTTTCTCAACGCGGTTCTGACTTGCTTCAACTCAGTTGGGCCCATGACGTCCAGTGCGATCTGCACCTCTTCGCGTGTCACCGACGGGCTCAGCAAGTCTGTGCCAAGGTCTGCCGCAATTTTCTGATCTATGGCGTCCTTGCCGGCAGCGCGCGCAGCGGCATAATCGGGGCTCACCTCGTCCAGCGAGTTTCGCATCTGAATTGCCAGCGCAGTCTTTGAGCGGTATCCCTCAATGTCGCCAGATCGCTTGAGCTCTTGAGCTCGGCTGTGCAGGCGACGCGTGACGTAGTCCAGCGTCTCGACCGTAGGCGTCCGCATGGCGATGTAGTTTCCGTCGACGTCGTAAGTTATGTTCACGCCGTCTGCGTTTTTCAGTATCTTGTTTGCCTGCTCTTCGCTGACGCGCGTCGGCACCATGTAGCTAAACTCTCCGCCAGCCTCACGCATCAGTGTGGTGGCGCCTGTCAAGTCGTCTGGAGATACTCGGGTGTACAGGTCAAGCACAGTGTCAGAGGCGGGTTCTCCGGGAGTTACTTGAGAGGTGTATGCGCTGCCGTAGAGCTCGCGGCGCGCCTCGGCGGTGTCCGCCATGATGTCGGCTTTCTGGCCAATCTTGCCGGCCGTAACCTCGCCAAGAACGTCGTCTAGTGTTCTCGACAAATCTTGCGACGCGGCCAGAGATGTCTCATTGAGGTTTGACCGCACCACTGCCGCACCCTTGCCCGGAGTGTTTGCAACGACGTCGAGCAGGTTTGACATATTCGGGCCGAGAGTTGCTATGTTTCCGTAAGGCGTGTTTGCCGCGGCTGCGGCCCCAACACCGTCAGCCTCTACGGCGTCTTTTATCAGCTTTCGAGCGTCACCCTTGGCGCCGATCTTATTAATGTCAGAGCGGAATGGCATTTCGGCTCTGAGGCGGCTCACGCCTCCGACGATGGATCCGACAACAGGCGCAACCGCGCCAAAAATGCCTCCAAGCTGGAAGCCAGTTTGGCCCTGCTCCACTGCTCCTGGCAATCCACCCTCACCGTATCCCGCAACAGCGCCTTCAGCGCCACCAATGCCTGCCCCATAGCCAACAGCTTGAGCGGCGCGGCCAATGCGCGTTGGCGCGTTGATAAGGCGGTCGGCACCAGATGCCACGCCAAGAGCCGCACCAGTCGCGAGGCGACCAGCGGTGGTTAAAGCGGGCAGCTCTGCCTCCTGCGATCCTATGGCGGCGCGGATGGTTTCCTCGCTGACAGCCGGTGTTCCCGTAAACTGCTCAGCAAACTCGCTGACTTTGGCCATTGCTGGCTCAACATAGCCGCGAACAAACGGAACACCTTTGCCGAACATGCTTGCCATCGTCGTAAAGCCCTCGCCGACCACGTCGCGGGACATTTCGCCTTTTACAACTTTTGCAGCGTCTCCGCCTTCACGCATGATGCTGGTAATTGTGCCTTGATCGGCGGTCACATATGCGTCATTCGGATTGACATAATTCATCCTACGCGTCTTACGGTCTTGCGTGATGTAGCCGCCGTCCGGGTATTGCTTTAGAAGCGTGGAGCCTTCGGGGATCGTCGGAGCCTCTTGAGCGGGAGCCAGTCCGATCTTAGTTGAGAAATCGCCGAAATCCATGTCTGAATAGAACTTGCCGTGAAGCGCCCGTGCAAGCTCTTCGTCACTCAGCTGGTCATACTGAGGGTATTTGCTGCGTATTTCTTTTATGGAGGCCATGCTTGTACCCTATTATAAAATGTTCAGTGGATCTTCTGAGCCGCCTGACGGATCTTGCCCCGGAGTGTAGATCATCTCGTCGGGGATGCTCTCCCCTTGCAGCCTGCGGGAGAAAATATCAACGTAGAAGCGCAGCTCCTTGAGTGAGTTTACATAATCTCCGTGGCTCTGCATCTGTCCGAGGCGAGCCATTGCCTGCTCAGCCTTCATGCCTTCCAGCTCGGTAATCTGGCCGCCGCCCTTCAGCTTCTCAAACGCCTGCAAGAAAACGTCGCCTCGGACCTGCTTAATCATCTCGTTCACTCGAGCCACGTTCGGATCAAGCCCCACGTTAGAAGCAAACCCCCGGACAATGCCCTCAAAGCCCAGAGCGTCTTCCAAGTTTGGGTCATTCATTAGCGCGTCAATACGCGCAATAAGGGCCGCTTTGCCAGATATTTCCGTCCCTTGAGTTTTCTGGCGTTCCAGCTCCTCGATCATTAGCTTAGCTGTCGGCCCGTCAATTAAGCCGGCCGCAGCCGCGCCAAGTATTGCTGAACGACGCGCTGTGCTGTCACCAGATCCTGCGCCTTCGCCCAACCCCAGTCCGCCTAGAAGCTGAGTTCGCTGCGACGCCGCCGTAGCCTTGCGCTGTATGTCGGCCTGCTCGTTGAAGCGGCCGAGAAGAGCCTCTACCTTTCCGCCCTGCATACCCTGCAAGGCTCTGCCTGCGTCGGAAAGCCCAGCAAAGGCTAACATACGGCGCTGGTCCTTTGACATACTTTCATATGAAAAAGGCTGCGCCGGCTTTTGCGCGTCCAACATCTGTTGGAGCAACGCCATGTTGTCGTTTGCCGGTGCGGATACTGGACTTTGGTCAGGCGCAGTAACGGGTGTAGCGGCAGGCGCAGTAACGGGTGTAACGGCAGGCGCAGCTGGCTGGATGCCTAGTGCCTCGATCTCAGTTGACGTCGCCTCTGCGCCCACCGGGACGCCGTTCATGTCCTTGTTGAGGGCCACCAGCTTGTCGATGTCTTCTTGTGTCAGTAGATACGGCTCCATGTCTATCTCCTATCCTCCATATCCAAACCCAGTGCCTACATCTCCGACGCCAGAGAGCACTTGACCAACCGCCTTCAATCCGCCAAACGGATCGCGGCTTGTGACGGTCCCGAGACCTGCCGGAACGCCAGATCCCGCCGCCAGAAGCGCGTTAAGCTGCGTGAGCGGATACCCCTGCTCTTTCTCGAACATGGCGTAATCTGATTGAAGCTGAGCTTGCTCGAGGGCTCGAGCCTGCTCGCCCGCCGCCATCTGCGCGTTGAGGCCCGCCATTTCTGACTGTAAGCGCTGGCCAGCGAGGCTGCCCATTGCGTTAGCTGCTGCCGACTGTATGCCCGCAGTCTGGAATTGCCCTTGATAGTTCGCGGCGTTTGCAGCCTGCTGAAGTTGTGCCTGCTGCTGCGCAAACTGGTTGGCCGCCGCCATGTTGCCGGCGCGTGCCGCCTGATCGCGTGCCGCCGCAGCTTCCCTCGCTTGCTGGCCAAGTGTCTCAGCTGTCATCTGCTGACCAGACTGCAATGCGCGAGCCTGCTGCACGTTTCCAATGTCAAACTGGCCGGAGCCAAGCGCCTGCGTAAACGCCTTCTCTTGCAGTCCGGCGACAAGGTCTGCCGCCTGCTTGCCGTAAGCCTCGCGCGTGCCGGCTTCTGCCACACCTTGGCGGGAGCCGCCAAAAGCTCGAGCCGCAGTCGCTTGAGCGCCCAGCTTGTTCAGCGCCTGCTCTTGGGCGCCGCCAAGTGTCTCGAGGCTGCGGTTGATTACGTTTTGAGTGTACGGCGACATATACGCGTCGAAGTTTGTTGTCGCCAGCGTGTCGACGCCGATCTGCCCCGGAGCGCGCGCGGCGTCTACCGCCCCGACGCCTTGCATTGTCTGCGCCTGCCCGAGCTGAGCCGCAGCCATGTCGGCCGGGTTGAAGCTGGTGAGACCTTGCTGCACGCCTATCGCCTGATCGTAAGTCTGTCCGCCCATGTTGAGGTTGCCAAAGCCAGACATTGCCTGCTCTTGCAGCGGCGTCATGCCGGCGATCATCTCGCCTTCGTATGGCGTGTATGGCGTATCAGCTATTTCAACGCCGAGCGGCAAGATGTTTTCGCGGATGAAATCTTCTTGCCATTGAGGCATTTTAGTTGTTTGCGTCTTAGTCGAACTCATCAGCTCAGCTCCATCTCATAATGCCTGCGCGTTTCACGAAAGGAAGCCGCTTCTGCGTACTTTGCAAACCCCTTACGGCCGTCAGTCTCAATCGCGTCCATTTTAGCTTCTTTCGCTATTTTTGTCAAAGTGGCCAGAGCCTCGCCGGCCCAGAGGTGCATGTCCTCTCCACCCATCCACTCAATCTTCAGATTGCGCCGCAACGGGTGGTGCAGAATACAGGTCACGACTGACGCCATTGGGGTGCCGTCAACGTAAACCATCCAGAGCAGGGACATGCCATCATAGAGATCTTGGATGATGTGATCGGCGTTTACATTGTCCTGGCGCGCAGTGGACATGGCTATGAAGCGCCGC